TTCTGCCCAAGTTTGTTCTTTAACCTCGGTTTTGTCCCAGTCATCATTTGTATCATAAATGCCAGCTTCAAGATGTAAGGTTAAATCATCACCAACTAAAATAGATATATTTCCATATTCAACAATTATTGTATTTTCTGTTGAATCGTCGATATTTACGGTAATTTCTTCGTCATCATGAATACCAAGAGTATCATGAAGTTCAATTTTCGTATTATCTTCGGTAATAATAAAATCGCTATTTGAATTTGTGATTTTAAATTTAATACTACCAGTTTGTTGATTTGTTAGAATACCAGTAGGTGGTTGAAAGTCGGTTATTTTAATATCTAACTTATTTAACGGCGTTTTCTTATATCTCCAGATTTTTTGAGCACTTACTGGTTCGACAATATCATCATCTAGTGATGCAGTAACCATGATAGTAATGGTTCTATTTAAGAAATAATTACTATCTATTTCATCGGACTTAACGTCGCCAAAAGATACTGTCATATCAAATTCAAGATAACCAGTATCTTTATCATATTCATATTCAGATACTGTTGTTGGATTACCAGTAATAACTATATTTGGTGCGGTGTCGCGATAGTTAATATTTGGATTATATACTATAACATGCATTGTACCAGTATTATTGGATTTACTAAGAATACCACTATCTGGATTAGATATAATTTCAATTTGTAACGGTTCCAAAATTTCAGGAGCAGGAACACCATTGACATTCAAATTAAATACGAGCTTATTCTTATGGAGCTTTCCGTCATCTGCAGAAAGATATTGATTGAATTCATAATAAACAAGTTCAGTATTATAGCCATCAGCAAATTCAAATACTGATGTCTTCGGCGAATCTTGACCAGAAGTATAATATATGTCATATTTTTCGTTCGTGGTCTCATCGTAAATATACGATTCAGGCTCGGAAAGTTCTATCGGGTCATATTCTGTAAAAACAGTATCTGTAAATGCAGATAATTGACTGTAATAACAAGGAACATTGGTATCGTTATTGAAAGTATTGACGTAAATACCGTTAGTATCACCCGGGTCATAATCGGCGACAACACGATTTAGATAATCTGGGTCAACGGGTTTATTATAATCGAATTCCTGTCTTAAGTTAGAAGCAGACAAAACAGGATCCGGTAAGCTTGAATCAACCTGAACAATCTTTTCGTTTCTTACAATCTTTGGGAGAAGAATGGAATTAAATGTAACAACCTTATCATCGGAAAAATAAATTGTTATTTCAGAACTATGGAAACCGACCACGGCATTTTCTGGACTCTTGGAAAGCAATAACTGTTTGAAATAAAACTTGTTTGGTCCATCGAAATACATCAAAAGGCCATTATGGTCATAAAAGCTCTTCTTCGCACGGTTTGCCAAGTCGCTATCGGTATTTGTAATACCATAACCAGGAAATTCATTATAGTTTATTGTACGGGTTGTATTCGTATAGAGGTCATATAATCTGACTTCAAAGTTTTCAGAATTCGCATACTGGTTAACGTTTTCGTCGAAGGTGAGCGTTGCCTCATAGGCACTCATTTCAATATTTTCCGATAATTTATAATCCATGTTATATTTATATCATAAAGAAAATCACCTATCTTGCGATAGGTGATTTATTATAAGGTTTTGCTTAAGAATTAACCTTCAGCGACTGTGACACCACTGCTACGGTTAATGATAATCTTAACATCAATGAATTCGATTGCACTGATAGGTACGAGACGAATATTTACGTTCATGATTGTCGGGTCCTCAGGATCCTGAGTGACGCTCAAGGCGTAAGATTCGATACCTTCAGCTGCCTTAACACGCTGCAAGAACGAGTCAATGTCATTACGTGCGGAAGAACGAGTATTAACAGAGTTCTGCATGAAGAGGTAAGGCGTCATCATGTTCTCGAGCTGCTTTTCGATGTAGTTCAAGCAACGACGGACATTGATACGGTTGAGGAGACTGTTCTTCTTGAGAGCAGTTTTCTGACCCCAGAGAACGACACCATAACCACCACAGTCACGGGTTGTATTGACGTTATTATCGTAGAGCTGACCGATTTCGTTATCGCTCAAGCGGAGCAACTGACCGGTTGTGTACGGGATTGTACCACGTGCAACACCAGCAGGGGCCATCCAAGGATAATCGAAAGTATCGCAGTGAGCCATTGCGCATGCACCAGCGACAGACTTCGGCAAGTAAATCCATGCAGCAAGAGTAGCATTGTAATACTTATCGTAACCACCGTATTCAGCGATATACGAACCATTAGCGAATGTAAACATCTTAGCTTCGGAAATCATGGCCTTACAAGTCTTTGCAGCCTTGGAAGTAACCTGAACAACACCAATATCCATAGTACGGTTTGCAGCAATTTCAGCAATCTTGCGCTGGTGAGCGTTGTAGCGCTGACGACCATTGAATGTATCAATAGCGTCTACGTTGAACAAGATGTCGAAATTAGCCTTCTGACGGTCACGGTAGAAGTTGAGAGCCGCGGTCTTTTCAGAGATGTTGTTCTTCTGAGAGTTGCGACCACCTTCAAGAGCGTAAACAGAGTAGGTCTGCTTAGGCTGCAAGTAGTTACCCTTACAGTCAAGAGCTGCATTTGTAGAATTACGAGAAATGTAGATGTAATCGGAGTGACCGTTAATTACAGTCGGAGCGAAGAGCGGATTACCGTCAGCGTCCTTAGCAAGCGGGTCAGTCGAAACGAACCAAGATTCAGCAGGATCCTTCAAGAGAGCATCCATACCGGTTCCCCATGCGCCAGCGGCGGTCTGGGTCTTGTTCTTTACATAAACGTTAATACGGAAGACCTTCTTCCAAGTCAAATCCTGCGGGTTCTGGTCGATACCGGTAGTGTCCTTGTTAACGAGGTCTTCGTCATCATACGCATACTTCCAGTTGAAAGCATTCTGATGCTGGAGAGCCTTAATATTGGCACATTCGGTAGTGATGATGGAAATACCAACATCGTTACCATACTTACCAGGACCAATAGAAGCAATGACGAGCTGATCCGGGAGGCTGACATACTTTTCAATATCGCCGTTACCAGGTTCATCTTCGGATTGGGTCAAAACTGTATAACCGTCGGCGTAAGTCTTGTCAACAGAGTTGACGAGATACGAGGTCGGAGTAGCAACAATGCTATCAACAGTCTTGCTATTATCAGGACCATACTGCCAGCCAGGAACAATCGGATTAATTGCCGGAGCAATCTGATCGGATTCGAAGACTGGAATCTTCTTGAACACATTATTGTCAGAATCGGCAATGAGGTAGAAGAGGTCGGTGTTAATCTTCTTTGTCAATTCTTCCGGCTTTTCCTTAACGATACGTTCGATAACAGACAAGTTATCAAGAACACTTACATAACGGAGGTATGTATAGTTGGTGATTTCGGAAATATCGGTAATACCGTTATCGTCCATTACACGGTTAACAATATCACGAGGAGATACGTTATCCTTCTGAGTTACCGGATCGTAACCGCTGGTAGTATCTTTGTACATATCAGCAATCGGTTCAATCTTGAGAAGACCAGCCGGAATATCGCTAACTTCCTTAACAACGTAATCACTGATAATGTCATAAGTTTCATCAACGTAGCCATATTCAGTGTAAGCAATGCCGGAAACAGAGCTCTGGTCATAATCATCATCGATAGAATCGGCGTCAACATAGTATGTCTTCGGAGTATCTGGGTCTTCCCAGTCACAGATAGACATCTTATATGCCTGCGTTGCACGATAAGTAGCGGAAGGATTAGACCAAGCATCATCGAGCTGGTCATTCGGGTCATAGAAATTCTCCTTAGTGAAGATTTCATTATATGCAACACCGGAAGTACCCCAGCCACTAACGGCAGAGTTCATACCGTAGAACTGAATGGTTGTAGCACTCTTGTTCAAGGTATTATCAGCAGGAATAGTAATAATAATTTCACGCTTACCGCCTTCACCTGGGGTGGAGGTTGTATAGGTAATCATGTCCTTATCAGCAGAAAGCGTATTCCATGCTTCTTCTGTGAAAATAAGTTCATCAACGACAGCAATATCATTATCCCAACGCTTCGGGTAATTAACGTGTTCACCCTTAGGGATGTCGCTGTTGTTTTTCGGTTCTTGACCGAGAGTCTTATAAACTACGACGTCGTTACTCTTAGAGAAAATGTCCTTGAATATGTCATAGCGTGCATCCTTGTAAAGATAGAACGAGTCGCTTGGGTCATCACCGGTAAGACCAGTCGGAACTTGCCATTCGCCCTTGCCAGTAAGAGACTCAATGTTCTTATCAACTGTGCTAAGCTTCGGAATGAGCTTGAGCTGGTAGTCGGACTGAGAGTCGACATACTTGAAAACACCGGTGTCGCTAGACTTGTTAACGTCTACGGCGTCCGGATATGCAAACTGAAGCTGTGCATACTGTTCATCACCCATAGTTGCACGAACGGCAAAAAGCTGGGTGGAATTTGCGAAATAGTTTTCGGCTGCGAAGTGACCGTAGTCGGTCAAGGATTCGGGTTCACCGAAGACTTCTACGAATTCATTATAATTACGGGTAACAATACGCTGGTTGACAGGACCCTTGTTGGATTTCATGACGATAGCGCCAATTCCAAGGCCCGGTTCGGATTCAGTACGGATTGTATTGTCAATTTCCGTAAAACGAATTCCTGGCACTGAATATTTTGCCATAGGTATCTCCTAAAATTAATAAAATGTAAAAAATATAGAAATTTCACTCACTCACTTATGTAAACTATATATTATTTATATCAGGAACTTCGGAAGTTTTGGCTAATTTTGGCATTTTTCTAAATTTTCGTGCCATAAAGAGATTTTTTAATTCTATAAATAATACAAAGCTTATATAATTAAGGAGATTTTTATGGCAGGACAAAATAATATGTCGGTTTTTACGACAAGCATTGTAAATAAGCCAGACTTAGTTAAGCAATATCTATTCCAGGTTAACTTTTTGTATGAAAAAGGTTCTGCGCTTTCAGATATTCTTGACACTGAAGAGCTCATGCTCTGTGCAAAGACTATGACGATTCCTCAGAAGGAATTCAATACTATCGAAACTCATTACATGGGTTCTAAGCTCGTCTATCCGGGTAAGGCTACGGTCGCCGGTGAATTCACGGTTCAGTTCGATGAATTCCAGGATTTGTCCGTTTCTATTGCCTTGCACCGCTGGGCTAACTTGCTTTTCAGCCAGGGTTTTGAAAACGATATTGATGTTGCTGGTCGTGTAACTGGTGGTGCTTCGTCTAACTACGCTAAGGATTACACCGCTACGGTTGAAATTCTTCTTTACGATTCCACGTTGAAGAAGCTCCTCCCTATCAAGTGGGTTCTCTACCGTGTATTCCCGAAGACTATCGCTACTTCTGACCTCGGCGCCGAACAGGACGGTAAGGTTACTCGTAGCTGTACCTTCAGTTATTCCAACTTCGAAATGGTTACGACCTAATTCTGGACATTTATATAATATAGTAGACCGGAGTAAAATCCGGTCTTTTTATATAAATAGTATATGAACGAGCATAAATTATTCCAAACACCGGCACTATTCAAGACTAAGTTTGAAAAGTACGCTACCGCTGTCCTTAAGCAGTTAAAGCGACTTGGCGTTGATACTGAGAAGTATATCGGTAAGATTCTTGATATTATTACTGACTATTATGATGAAGTCGATACCGATTACGCCGCACAGTGTATCAAATTCGAGCTTACTCGAAACTTTGGGCGTGAAAAGGTTGGACTTCATGGAATCCGTGAATCTGTAGGTTCTGACATCGATACTTTTATCGATAACGTCCTTGACGCTTTGGATTTGCAGGGAAGCAAGGAAGTCTATGACTATTATAATAAGAACCGTGACGAGATTGCTCCGTTCTATAATGGTGGAAAGACAGACCCTATCGATGCGGCCGATGAACTGATTAAGTTCTTTGAAAATTCAGAAGCGGAAGAAATGGACACCGATCCTGAAGCTGCAGCCATGCGACGTGAGAATGACAAATATACGGAAGATGTCATGAAGACATATAATAGTCAGATGAAGAATCCAAATTTCGTTAAGTTGCGTGATTTGCACCGTTCAGGCGATATTTTGAAGAATCCGAACTCTGCCGATGGCCAATGGGCTACACCAGACTACCCGATTTCCTATGCGATTTCTGAAAATGACGTCGAAACCCTTAAGGATTATCTGGAAAATGGCGTTCCATCCAGCTTGGTGACTGGGGATGAGGAAGATTCTGAGAGAATTCCATTCGAACAGCAGGTAAATACCGAGTTCGTACAGGATTTTGCCCTTTTGACCAAGAATGTTGCCCTGGAAGGTAAGTCGATTGACGAAGCTTTGGACTTTATGGACAGAAATGTCGAGAATTTCATTATTTCGCCTTATGACTTATATAATATATTCACGGCAAAATCAGGAAATGACCAAGTTCTTTACAATATGATTATCAATTATGATGAGAATACTAATAGTGAAGAGGCTGATTATTTCGAAGTTTCGCTTGAAGATCTGGTAAAATATGCCCAGACAGAGCTTGCCGGAATGACATTCGACGAAGAATAACCAAAATATTCAAAAAGTTAAGATTAATAAGGACCATTAATCATGTGGTCCTTTTGTCTTTTGGCGAATTTTCCAATTTTTCAAGTATAAATAAAATATAAAAACGATAGAAGTTTTTAAAAAACTAAATATATTGGAGGATTCAATGGAAAAATTTCTAACTAAGCTTTCAGGCGTATGTTCAGCCGAAGACCTTAATGAAATCAAACAGATTTTTGAGGCCGCGGTTGATGAAAAGGTGAAAGCGCAGACAGAAAAGATTGCCCAGGATCTCGCTAAGAAAGCCGACGAATTTTCTCAGACAAAAATCAAAGAAGCCAAAGAACAGAATGCCGCTAAGGTAGAAGAAATGGCTAATACTTGGTGTGCGGAACAGAAAGCTCTTCTCGAAAAGGAAGCCAATGAAAAGGTTGAAGCCTATAAGAAGAAGCTCGAAGACGCCTCCGAACAGTATATCTTTGAATATTTTGAAAAGAAATTCAAGGAAAAGTACGGCGAAGAGCTTGAAGCACTCGAAGAAAAGGTTATTACTGGCCTTGACAAGTACCTCGAATATAATATCAATGAAAAGATTGACCCAAGCCTCATCAAGAAGCAGGCCATGACCGAAACCTATGCTCCTATCATCGATGGCATCAAGCGCCTCTTTGAAGAAGAATATGTTCCGATGGATCTCTCTGGTTCCAAGAAGATTCGTGACATGAAGGCTACTAACGCCGAACTCGAAGAATCTTTGAAGAAGCAGGTTTCCGAAAATATGCGTCTTGCTGAACTTGTTGAAATTTCCGGTAAGAAGTCTCTTATCGCTGAAAAGACAGCTAGCTTGAGCGTCGCAGAACGTGCAAAGGTTAAGAAGTTCTTCAAGGACAAGAGCCTCAATGAAACCAAGCGCGACATTGATCCTTATATCGAGATGGTTCAAGAACAAACAGAAAATTATGAAACGGTTCGTCGTGAACGTGCAAAGCTCTTTGAGCAGCGTGAACGCCCGGTCCGCAAGTCTCGCTTTGTCGAAGACACTACTGCTGAAACTTTAACTGAACGTTTTAGAAAACAGGAACCTGATGTTGATTCTACAGCATACAGGGCGTCCCAGTTTTGCTAATTACGAGAATTCCAAAAAAATTCATATAAATAAAGTATAAACGATTTTTATAGGAGAAACAATAAATGAAAGTTACACAATCACAAGCTACTATGGTAGATACTTGGGCCAAGGCACCGGGCGGACTTTCCGTTGCTGGTATCAAGGACTCCCTTGTACGTTATAATACCGCACGTCTTCTTGAAAACCAGAAGACTAAGAATCTCGGTGCAGAACTTCTCACTGAAGATTTCACCCAGGGTGTAGGTGCTCCGCTTGGTCTCGACCAGGGCATTCCGCACGGTGGCGACGCTAAGGGCGTTTTCGCTCCGATTTCTCTCGCGCTCGTTCGTCGTGTGTTCCCGCAGCTCTTCGCTAACGTTCTCGTTGGTGTTCAGCCGTTGACTGGTCCTGTTGGCCTTGCATTCGCACTCCGTTACATCTATAAGACAAATAACCCGAACGAACTCGTTGAAGCCGCATGGAAGGCTGTTCCTCGCTTCTCTGGTTATACCGGTTCTACCGCTAACCAGTCTGGTGAATGGGACGCTGGTACCGGCGTTGACACTCAGTCCGCTGAAGGTTGGAAGATTACTGGCCCGACTTTTGGTTCTGATGACCCGTCTGTAAGCCGTAAGATGCCGGAAATCGGCCTTATGCTCAGCCGCCAGTCCATCGTTGCTAAGAGCCGTAAGCTCGCTGCTTCCTTCTCTCTCGAATCTGCAGCCGACATCAAGGCTATGCAGGGTATCGAAATGATGACTGAAATGATTAACGTCCTTCAGGCTGAAATGACTGCTGAAATGGACCGTGAAACTATCGGTCGTTGTAAGGCTCTTTGCACACCTCGCGTGTTCAACAAGGCCACCACATCTCTCGCCGAGAACGACGCCTTCATTGGCCGTAACTCTCAGGAACGTTTCGGTATGATCATCACCCACATCATGAAGGGTGTAAACGACATCCGTACCGCTACTCGTCGTGGCGCTGCTAACATTGCAGTTGTTTCCCCGGACGTTGCTACTGTTCTTCAGTGCGCTAACCCATGGTTCACCAAGGTTGCTCACGAAGTTAATGGTTCTGCTGTTACTCCGGAAATGGGTACTTTGAACGGTGTTGTTAAGGTCTTCTGTGACCAGTACGCTGTTGACGAATTCGGCGAACACGACAACGGTGAAGTTCTCCTCGCATTCAAGGGCTCTAGCCTCTATGATGCTGGTGTTATCTTCTGCCCGTACGTAACCGGTGTTGTCAACCAGGCTATTGACCCGAATGACTTCAGCCCTCGTGTTGGTATCATGAGCCGTTATGGCTTTGCTCACAACATGCTCGGTGCTGAAAACTACTACCGCTTGCTCAAGTTCAACGGACTCTTCGCGGAATCCTCTGACGCTGACCTCGTTTGGTAATAGATTCGGTCAAAATGAAATAACATTTAAAAATGCAGGCGTAAAAACCTGCATTTTTTATTATTTCTTATATTTCTTAACAATTTCTTCCGGAAAAATTCTATAAATAAAATAGGTGTGAAGGAATTAATCTTCACATAGGAAAAATTAAGGAGATATATCATGAAACGTAGAAATGACATTTACAACGTTGGTAACGATTACCCGCAGGTAGTTTCCGCTTACTTCTATACCGATGAAAACAAGCCGACAAGTGCTTACGGTAAGGCTTACTCTGATGGCCTCTACCACTACACTACTAAGCCGGTATATGAACTTTCTGGCGGTCCTTCTGCACTCAACAAGCGCGTATTCAACAAGCTCCCGCAGTCTGAATGGGCTGCTCCGACTGGCATTGATCCTGAAGTTCTCGCTTCTGCCTTCTCTGCTGCTCCGGATGCATCCGCTGTTTTGAGCCCGGATTACGCTACTGTTGAATTCCCGACAAATAACGACTGGTCTAACACCCCGTACGTTACTGACAAGAAGTAATCGTAACTGATTGGTAAACAAAATTTAAAAAGAGGTTCCTTTGGGACCTCTTTTTAATCTAATACAGAAAGTATATTTTCAACTTCGGAATTTTTGAAATGTATATATGCTTTTCCGGCTTTTTCTAATTCTTCATCGAA